ACATATTCACCCATTGCACCATTGTTATAGTCACCAAAGTCTGAAAATAACTGTTCAACCAAGGAAGTTGTTGGAACGATGATAAGGCCTTTACTGCCTTCTTTGTATCTCAACATCTGTCTGAACAACATATAGATGATTAACGACTTGCCTGATGCAGTTGGAGATAACAATAACGCTCTACGTCTTTGCATTGCGTGAACATATGCATTGATTTGGTGTTCTCGTACCTCAATGGGTTTACCATTTGAGTGTATATCTAACTCTTTGATGAACTTTTTGGCGTGATATATTGAGTAATCATCTTCAACATCCAATCCATCTTCGTAACTAAATTTATATTCTCTTTCTTCACAGAAAGTTTCCAAATATGGTAGTAGACCAAGGTAAATTTGTGAAGTGTTTAGATGGTAAAGATAAATTTTACCATTCCATATTTTATTTCTATAAGCCGGAACAAATTGATATCCTGGAACTAGGAATGAAAAATATTCATGTAGTTCTTTTGCAACAGATTTTTCGCATTGTATTTTGGCATAGACCTCATCCAATTTGGATATAATCAAATCACTCATTAATAATTTTTGCTTTCCAACCTTTATGTTTTTTTCTTTGTCCTAAAGCCACACACCTCAAATTTGATGGGTTTAATCCTTTAGATAAACACCAATTTTTCCAACCACCAGAAACCTTAAACTTTTCTCCTGTTGGAGATTCTACTTCATATGTGGTATTACCCCACATAGGATGATTTGTCTTGTCAATAAAGTGTTGTTTTTTATTTTCACTTATTGTTTTTTTAGTTTCTTCGGAATGCGGTACTCGGTGTAATCCTGTTTTCCGTAACTCTGCCATTTTTTTCTGGTGAGCAATTTCTTTTTCTGTGGGACCTTGTTCTTTCAATCTTTTGATAAATGCTTCATTACCAAGTTTAGAACCTTTTCTTGACCATTTCACAAACTCATTTTCGTGAAGCTTTGCATGAGCTTCCGGTGTTAATAATATTAAATTTGATGGATCGTTGTTATCTCTATTACCGTCAATATGGTGAACATCCATACCAATCATCTGTTGTTTTGTATAACCGTTATGTTCTTGGCAGATTTTTCTATAATCCACCGATACTTTTTTTGCCATAATATTTTCCGTTTTATTTTATTTATATAAAACGAATATTTAACATTTTATGTTAAATTATTGTCCACTTACAAACTTTTCCCAATCAATATATGATTTTATTTCCCAATGGCGATTTTTTAACTCACTCATTATTGCCTCAACAACTGATACTGCTTCTTCATGGTATATCTTCTTCTCCAACAGTTTGATTAAGTCTGCATCAGATTCCAAATATGTGGATATATCAGACTTGAGTGTGAATTGAAATGGTTCCCAACCATATTGTTCCAGTTCTTCTCTGGATAATTTGCCTGTGTAATACTCCCATTTGATTTTACGCATACGCAAATAATCAAAGTTGGCCTTTTTGGCCGCCATCTTGTGCTTTGTAAGAATGGTAAGATACTTGTTGTGTAGTTTAGGTATCTTTAGGAGTTCTTTGCCTGGTTCTGTCTGGTCTATGTTAGAGTCAGAGGTCCAGTAATTCAATATTTGTTCAATGTTTTCCATAATATAATTTAATGCTTAAGTTTTCGTTATAACAAATCTCTCATATCTAAAAGTAGCCGTGGCAGAAATGATGTTGTCTGCGGACGCCTGAGTGTCAAACTGAATGTCTGACAATTGTATAGGAAACATTCTATAAAAGTTTATGTTTACTAATGGATTATTTAGCGCTGACATAATTGTGAGTGTTGCATCTGAATAGTAGCCGCCATTCAATGTGTTACCTGTTTGTAATGCATTGTAAGATGCTCTATCCGTTAAACTTGTTGGTGCTGCAATTGCTAAAAACCAATTATACAATTCATTCCAAGAAGTAATTGTTTCATCAATATAAAACTGCATAGTAAACTCATTGAAATTTAACTTGTTTCCTGCAAGTGGTATATCCAATAAAGGAGTATTGTAATTGATGTTACCAATACTAACTCCTGGAAGATTAACATTATGACAGAAATACTGTACCGTTGGCAACCTATTGAATGCCATTATAAATTTTGACGGTTGGAGAAAATTGGTGTTCTCTGGAGTTCTGTTTAATGCTGTCATATTGGTATTTAGGCACCAAAAAAAAGGAGACCGAAGTCTCCTTTTTAAGTACCACTCTTATCGGTGGCTTCCCATCCCGTTGGGATTACATCAAGTTCTTGACTGCAAACAAACGATAGTAAACGTTAGTTTGTGAGTCTAAACGACCATTTTGTACTGTTAGACCATTAGAGAATGGATTTGCAACCATGCCGTAACGAGTCTTGAATCCAATTTTTGGTTGGAATGTGAACTGGTCAACTGCACGAACCATTTGCAAAGGTACGTATGGACAATAGAACAAACCTGCATCATAAGGAGATGAACCCTTATAACCGATTGTAACCAACTCTTGGTTTTGTGTATAACCGCCATAATATGGATCAATATACACTTTAATACGACCGTGCAACATACCAGCAAATGTATTGCCTGTATCGTCAACTTGCAAGTCAGCTTGCAAAGCAGGTGTGTAAGAAAGAACACCAGCCATTGCCATAGCAGAAGCAACGTCTGAAGAAACAATCAACACATTACCTTTACCCCTACGAGTTTGTTTTGCAATAACGTTAGCATCACGTTCGATTTGGAAAATCAAGCCTTTGAAACGTTCAACAGACCAACGACCGTTAGAGTCTGTATCCAAGTCAAAGTAACCAGCAGTTGTTGTACCGTATTGAGCACCAATCTTTGCAGATGTGTAAATTGTACGAATAACTTCACGGTTAATTTCAGCAAGAATTTCAGTAGAGAGAATGTTGGACAATTCTGTCTCAGCATCCAAACCGTGAATTGCTTTCAAGTCTTGTGCAAGTTCTAGTGAGTATTCAGCTTTCAATGCACGGGATTGAGCAGTAACAGTAACTTTCTCGATAGAGAATGCCATTTGTTGGAATGCTGTATTACCGTCTGAACCCAAATATTCAGCAATGCTTGTTTGCATGCCAGTACCAGTTGTAACAGAGTTAGCAGCCAAAACAGCAGTTTGTGTATTTGCTGTTGTATCTGTTGCTGTGTTACCAACGAAACCGTATTGGTTAAACAATGAAGTATTACCTGAGAAGATTGTGTTTGCCTCATTGTAGAATGCTTCAGCGCCTTGTTGGCCTGAATAACGAGCACGCATCGCAAAGATTAGACCTGTAGGTCCAGTCATTGGTTGAACGCCTGCAACGTCATAAGCAATCAAGTTAGGCAATGAACGGCGAACCAAACTAATCAAGATTGGGTCAAAGTTGCTAATACCAGAACCTGTAACGTTTGTTGGACCAGGATCAGAAGCAGTTTCATTCAAGGCCATACGGTCTTGACGCATTGCTTGTGCTTGGTTTTCCAATACTAAAGCTGTAACGCTTCTTTTGTATGGATCTTTAATGGATTCCAATTCTGGATGTTCCAGAATAGGTTCCCATTTCTTTTGTAGTTCTTCTGTCATATACATTCGAGTAACTCCTTAATGTGAAACTTTTGTTTTATTTATTATTTTTTATATTCTTATTTTTTACTAAGAATATTTGCTACTTGTTCCATCAAAGGATCAGCAGACCTAACGGTCTTCTTTTCTTCTTCAATGTGGACTTCATCATCCAAAGCAGAATTGTCTGCAACCTTAACGTCAACTTTAAAGTATGATTCTTTTAGTGTTGACAATTTGTATGCAAATTCTTCTTCAGTAGTAAATTCCACACCCTCTGCGAGTGATTTCAATTTTTCTACTTGAGTTTGCGTTAGGCCTTCACACGCTGTGTAGATTGCCTCAATTTTTCTTTGTTCGTTTAATGCCTTAGACAAGTCAATATTAGTATTGATTTGTTCGTTTAATTGTGCTTCCATTTCGGCAACTTTTTCTGCCATTTCAGCAACGATATCAACTTTGTCTTCAGGAATATCAATGTAGTGTTCGATGAATAGATTGCGTAAACCGCCAATGAATTCTTCTGCAATCTCAGCACGTAGGCCTGTATCAATTGCCAATTCATTTTCTTTCATATATTCTTCTGCAATGTAGTTTAGATAGTCATCAACTTTGGATGCCAAATCTTCTTTAACTTGCTCTACTGCAACTTCAAATTGCTCAACCAAATTAGATTCGATTTCTTCTGCAATTTGTTCAATGCGTGAGTGAACAGCAGCTTCAAAAATTGTAGTTGCTTTTTGTGCAAATTCTTCAGAAAGGTTTTCACCTGCCAACAAAGCACGAATGTCATCAGACATATCAAATGATTCATTGTGACCCATAGACTGTGAACCAGCTGTGTGTGAACCATCATAGTGTTGGAATGTAGCACCTTTGTTCATGCCAAATGTATTCTTTGGCAATGTTTCTGGCATACGGTCACGAATTTTTTCGTATTGGTTACCATTCATTTGGTCAGGATGCATAACATCTTTGCGACCCATAGTTTGATTTGGTTGACCAGAATATGTTTTAAAACCAACGCCATTTTTTTCTGAACCAACAGGAGGTGTTGCACCTGGAGGAACTGCGGATGGTGTACCTTTTAGGTAATCTGGCAAGCTATCGTCCATTTCTTCAGGTGAATGACCAATAACGCCTGCATCATGTTGACCGTAGGCTACTGATGCTTGCAATTTATCGTCACCGACTTCACCTTTTTTGTGTGCGTCTTGGCCACGTTGACCTCTTTTAGCAGCAATGTTAGCATCGAAAGTTTCTTTAGAACCTTCTAAGATTGCATTAGCGGCTTCAGACAGTTTAAATCCTTTTGTCATTTAAAATCTCCTTGATTTTGTATTTGGTATTTATAGTTTATAGTTTTTTCATGAAGTTTTCAAATATGCGAAGACTTACTGCTTCGATGTCCGCACGGCTAGCAGTTTTGATTTCTCTAATTGCTTGTGCGTGTTCTACTTCAGTCCAAACACCATTGACTAACATCCATTCTTTACCTTCCATAATGCCTTGAACAAAAGCTCCAGGCGCAGAAGGGTCTGCTACAATATCCGCCGCTGTGGCCAGATAAAAGTCGGGCTGTACAACATTAACACCGTTAACATTTTTAAGTGAGCCCATACCTCTTGAAGAAACACCTAA